GTGTTAATGTCTCGTCATCTCCTGCTTCTGTGCCGAGAATTACCATAGCACCATCTCCGCCGGTGCCACCGCTTAATGCGAGAACAGTTCCTCTTACCAGTTCTCCTTGACCAGCTCTGATTTTGACGGTTTTAACATCTACTGGATGTCTGCCATCGTAAATAAGGCCGTCATATTCCATGGTGCCTACGGTTTCATTAAGCATTCTTTTGGTCATTTTTTTCATCTCCCTTCTTGTTTTTGCCTACAATCATGGCCACGGCGGCCGCTTCTGCTGCTTTTTCATCCTCTGCGGTTCCCCCAAGGTTTGTAGGGTTGCCGGCGTTAGGATTGGCTCCTACATCAGCTGCACCGGAGTTGTCGTGGTCTTGCTGTAGGTTTTGTAAAAACTGTTTTCCAAGGCTCGCCTGTTGCTGCAGTGCCTTGAAGGCCAGCTCCTCGGCTGTGCATGGCTTTTCCCCATACTTGGCGTCTGCCACGATTTTTTCGTCTCCGATGGCCGCCTGAATATCCTCAATGGCTTTGAGACGAGTTCTTTCTTCGGTGATACCTGCTTTTCTGCCTTCTTCTCTTGCTGTGTCTTCTATCTGTTCCACCAGCTCTGGGCAGGCCTGTTTAAGTTCTTCCACGGTTTTAAACATCTTCTTTTTACCTCCTTCGGAATTATTTTTATTTACTGCCTGCGGGTTGGCCGAGGCGGTAATGCGGCTACTTACCGGGATATGATCCGGGATGTTCCTGTATCCTCTTATGTTCTGTTTTACTCCATTCACCATAAGGACTTGCCTATCGGCTGACATAACCATTTGAGGCTCGTCTTCATACAAGATTTCGTCAGCAAAGCCCTTTTCCACGGCCTCTCTGCCGGTCATCCATGTTTCCTTGTGCATCATACTTCTGATGGCATCTACTTCGAGTTTGGTCTTTACTGCGTAGGTTTCTGCTGCGGATTGAGCAGCAGCATCCAGCATTTTAATGACTTCTTTTAGAGCCTTGACGTTGTAAACGTCCCACAAATACACGGTCGGATCATGTATCATTATCAAGCTTCCTGCCGGTATCTTGATTGTGTCTCCGGCCATGGCTATAAGGGACGCTGCACTTGCTGCTATTCCGTCTATGATGACAGTCTTTTCACCCTGTAGTCCTTTTAGCTGTGTATAGATAGCCATTCCTGTATAAAGGTCTCCGCCTACACTGTTAATCCTTATCGTGATTTTGCCTTTGTCTTTAATCAATGCTAGGTCTTCTAGAAACTCCTCTGGACATATAAAAAGTCCCGGCTCTGGTTCACCTGTCCACCAGTCTATTGGCCTGCGGGATAATATTTCACCATATAGAGTGATTTCCGCTTCGTCTTCATCGACATTCGCCATATTCCAAAACTTTGGAATGTTGCCGACTGGTGCCGGTGCTGCTCCATTAAGTATTCGGAGCTTTTTATGCCTGATGTCCATCATTTATCACCATCCTTTATAGCTTGATTTACTACGCTGCGTATTATTTCGGAGGTCTTCAGCTGTGCTTGTCCTCCTTCCGCAGCCGGTTCAGGCGACGCTTCCGAGAGTCTCTGGTTCTCTCTGGCCAGCTCCTCTACGTTTGAGTCCCAGTGCCCTCCGTTTAGCTTTACCGTTGCCTGCTCTCTGGTGGTTATGCCTTCTCCTATTGCCAGTATTTCGGCCGTTATTTCCTTCACAGGGTCCAGTTGTCCTTGAGATGGGCCTATCCATTCAGATCCGAGCCATGCGGAGCGACGTATTGGGTCCGAGAAAAATCCCGGGGCCGATATCCTCCCTTTGGCCACTGCCTCTGATAACCAGATTTCGTATACTGGCCTACAAAAATCGGAGGTAAACCATTCACGCCTCATTTTAAAGGCCTTCCACGCTTCCAATAGGGCGGCACGGCTTGCACTGTAGCTGGCGTCAAAAGCTTTAAGCAGCAAGTCGGCCGGCACTTCGAGGGCCGCTCCCACCTGTTCGCATATTGCCCTCATAAAAGCATCAAATCCATTTGTGGGCCGCTTCGGGTCTGCGAAGGTTACATCTTCTCCGGGGTTCATGACATTAACGACACCCGGCCCCATCTCATATTCGTTAGGGTCATGGCTTATTTGGTCCTGTGGAGTGGTCTCATTAAAGGGCATGTCATTTGGGTTTGCCTCTGTTTTTACAAATGCAGTGAAGAAACTCTCTACTAATGCTGCCATCAGTTCACTTTCGGTGTATCTCCTCATTTGCAGGAGAGGCTCTATAACCTGTGCGAGATAGCTTACGCCTCTGTATTGCTCTGGCCGCTCGCTATCCATTATCTGCAGGATGTTCGGGAGACCTGTTTGCTCTCCATAGGCCTCTACTCTGGTCCATTTAATATCTGCAGGGTTGATTGTGCTGCTTGGGTATTTATCGCTGATGTAATAGGCCACTATAGCTCCGTTGTCGTCTATCTCTACGCCGTCAAATATGCGGTTGCCATTTTTAGCTTTTCCCTCTGTGAGGTTGACGATAGGATGCAGCGTATCGGCCGGAGTGCTTACCCGGTCCGCCTCGATTACATGGAGTCTTAAGCTGTAGGGGTGTAGCAGCGTCTCTGGGTACTGCTTTATAACGACAAATGCATCCCCGCTCATTAGCCACGACATCATGGTCAGTTGCTGCATTGCATAAAAATCATTTATACCCGTGGCATCGCACGCCTGCTTTTTGCTTGCCCAGAGTTCAAACTCTGCCTCGACTCGCTTCTCCCAAGCCTCGGCCTGTTCTTGGGTTAGGCCCAGTATCTGTCTGTTTATCCTGCTCTTGAGTTTAAGGCCACACCCTATGACATTGGTTCTATTGGTCCGGATGGCAGATGTGGCAATCGGAGCAGCCATATAAAGCATTCTGGCCCGCTGCCTTAATGTGCTATTATGTTGGTCTATATCCTCCGTTGGGCTTCCGGACTCTGCAGTAAAACCTTTAAGGGCTTTTTTCTTCCAGCTGGCCCCGGCGTCGCCATAGCCTTTGTTTAGGACTCTTGTTCCGTGTCCAGTAGGAGATCTATATCTGCGGTTCATATTTTTGCTGTTTTCGATGGTTTTCACCTCCTCGCTTTAAATGGAGCAAGGCAGGGAAAGGAGGAAAACCTGCCCTGCCTTTTATATGTTATAGCCCTATGGCTTATAACCTTTACCAATCCCTCGGCACGACACCGACTGCCCTTCTGGGCTTAATCCCTTGGAGGGCAGCCTCTAGTTGTTCTATCTCGTCCTCGAGGGCCTTTATCTTATCCTGAATATCCTTTAGTGCTGTATCATAACGGGTTAAATTCCTTGAGCCTATTGCATAGCTTTTCACACCATCTTGGCTTAACATTTCAGCTTCCCGGTCGTAGTAGAGTTGAAGTCGTTTTTTCTTTCGCTCGATTTGCTCTTTAATTTTTGCCCTGTTCACCTTCCCACCTCCTACCAGTCATCATAATAATTCGACCGCATCCTCTTGGGTTTAGCCGGCTTCCGGGTTAGTTGTGGCTTTTCCTGAATGCCGGCCAGCCTCTTTTCTACTGCCTCCAAGTCAGGGTTAAGGATCCTGAATGCTGCCATAGCATAGTTCCGGCAGTCCAGTGCCTCATTTCTGTTGTGGCCGGGTATCTTCTCCCACATCCAGCGATCTCTACCTCGTGACCTTTTTAGGACTAGCCGCTCTGAAAGAAGGCCATTAAAAAACAGGGCATCATATCCCCTGTCTTCACCCCTCGGGAAATGGCAGTATTTTGGTCCGGGCTCTTGGACCTTTAGCGATGACATTATGAGTGATTTGCCGGCGTCTACTCCTATGGTGTATAGCCAGCATGTAATTCTCTTGTTTTGTCTTATTGGCACCTTGGTTGGCGGTGCTACGTATGGCACTCCATCGCCGCCTCTACCCTTTATAGCAAATACCCGCTTATGCTGTCTTGCACGGCAGGCCTCATATACCTCTTGGGTGTAATGACCTCCGGAGTCTACGCAGGTCATGGATATTTTTAAACCTTTGCCGTCTTTAAACCGGTATGTCCTGTCTATGACATCGTCAAGACGTTCCCACACTTCCGGGTTGTCCGGCCGGCCCATTATAAAGCCTTTTTTAATTCCCCATGTCTCTCCATAATGGCCATGACCTACCACTTCATACTCGATACGGTTGTCTTGTGTGTCTACTCCGCAGGTGAGCACCAGCACTCCATCTGGTAGCTCGGCCGGGTATTCTTCCCTGCGTGCTAGGAAGCTGTCTTCATCTTCGAGGTCTCCTCTGTCCTCCCACAGCTCCCCAAGGATTGTATTGTAGACCACCTTTAATTTGTGTGGGTCGTCTTTTGCCTGAAGAAAACGGAGGACTATTCTGTCCCATGACATCCACGGACTAGCAAATCCATTTATCCAAAAAGACCGGACTCCCTGATGGTAAGCGTCCGGGTTTTCTGCTATCCATTTGGCCGGTTGTTTCTTCATGATGCCTTCCGTGGCTGCGTGGCCACAAGATGGGCACTCCCACCATACGGCCTTTACTTTATAAATCTTCTTGCCCTTTATCTTGTTGGTCTTAAAGTCAAATTTAATATTATTAAATACGATGTTATGAAACTCTCCGCATTCCGGGCACTGGTGGCACCACCGCTCCCTAGTTCCTATTTCATAGGACGCCTCTATGGCACTGCCCCCCTTGATGGTTGGCGTTGACACCTCCACCATCTTGGAGTTGTAGAATGTGGTGGTTCTTGCCTCGGCCAATCCCCACGGATCCCCTTCGGCTCCTGCACTTAATGGCCAGCGGTCCCGCTCATCACCGAACACATACCGTGCCGGAATTGAGGCCAGCGATGACGGGCTGTTGGCCCCGGTAATAGTTAGCATTCCGCCGGGGAATTGCTTTTTAAGGACGGTATTATTTCCGTCCCGGCTCTTGGCATCCGCTACCTTGCGTCTTAATCTCCTGCAGTCCCTAATCATTGAGGAGATACGCCTCCTGGAGAAGTCTTGGGCCACATCCACTGTCGGCAATATAAATAAAGTCGGCCCCGGGTCCGAGTCTATAAGGTATCCGAGCATGTTCAGTTCCATTTCGGATTTTCCCACTTGTGATGAGGCCACCACTACCAGCCTACGGATTTTCGGATCCGTGAATGCGTCCATAATCTCTCGGAGATATGGAGTCCTGTCAGTTCTCCACGGTCCGGCCTCTGCACTGTTTTCCGGCGACAGTCTTCGGTATTTCTCTGCCCATTCCGTTACGGTTAAATCTTCGGGAGGCCTGAAGTTTTTAACTGCAGCAGCTACGACGGAGTTTAAGGCTTTGAGTTCCCTACTCCTCGTCCTGCTCATTTTCCCACCCCTGACGCTCCCTTACCCGTCTCTGATATTCCTTGGGGTCGTATTCGTAGTTGGAGAGCTCCTCCAGTATGTCATGGACAGTCTCTTTTATCTTTTCCGATATCTCCGCCGGGTTGTCTATCTCTGCAAGGTCTACAGCAAGAAGACCGGGCAGTGCAAGTAGCATACTGCGGATGTTTAATACCAGATCCGTGGTCATTTCTTCCACGTCTTCCGCTCGGTGCATCTTGCCCTCCAGCTCCTTAAGTTCCAGCTCGGCCATCCGGGCCTTGGACCTTTTCAAGTCTATCTCTGCATTAAGTTTCTCTGTCTCAAGGTCTACCATTTGGGCCTTTTGTTCTCGGCCGTATGCCTTGTCTTGGAGGTATTTTATATATCTTTGAATTGTCGGCAGCAGGTCATAGCCTTTGCCGTCCACCTGCGATATAACTCCCTCTTGGGTTAGCTGCTGCACCCGGCGAACGGTCAAGCCGAATAGTTTGGCTATGACTTGGGTCTTTTGTAGGTTCGGTTTGTATGCTTCGGACATGACTTCCTCCTCCGGGCGTAACGAAATGCCCTAANTTTTTTTCTCACTAACTAGGCCTTTTTTGGGCTCGCCAGCACCGCAGGCTTTTTTGGCTTCTGGAAGGAACCGCTGAAGAATTTTTTTCACTCACGCTTTCTAATTTCGATTTTAAGCGTTTGTTTTTGCCTTCTCGATTAAAACTATTACCCTTATCCTTTCCGCTCCGATTTGCCCGCCTCTGGGCCTTCCCTGCTGGCCTTTTAAAGTCTTTTCATAGCCGATTGCATGTGGTGGTCCAGTCGCTTCTCTATATTCTCATTGAGTGTGGACCTAATATCCTTAGACACTTCCTCGTTGGTGATCATCTGTGGGACGGACAGTGTCGTGAATTTCTTTATGTCTTTCCGGTTCTTGCTCATCCTTTGAAACGGAATATGCGACACTTTGTCCGGCGACTTTGCCCCGGTGGGCAT